AAATAACCATGATCACTATCGTATACACCAAACAAATCTTTTTGGTATTCCAAATAATCTTGGATAGCATCTTTAATGCTATTTTGTGGTTCGCCAGCCACTTCGTCCTCACACCAGCAATATTTTGTTTCATCTTTAACTAGCATTGATACTCACTCCTACAATTCTTCTATTTCTTCAACTTCCACTTCGTCATACCAATCATTTAGTTCACTAAAATCAATATCTTCGTTACGTGAAATCTCTTCGGCTTTTTCCATCGCATCAACATAACTTTCGCATTTCACAACTTTTGAAAAACCAATCTTTACATATCCAGTAATTTTGTATTCATCCATGTTATTCACCTCTTAGAACGGAATGTTTTCGTCTTGATTTGCGTTTTCGAAACTATCAAAGTTAGATACACCAGCATCATCATTCATCAATGATGTGCCGATAAACCCAGCCACAACTTCTGTTACATATTTTTTCTGCCCATCTGCGTTTTCATAAGAACGTGTTTGCAATCGACCCTCTACAAAACAACGATTACCTTTACGAAGATTTCCTACGCTTTCGCCTAACTTTCCCCAAGCTACGCAATTAATGAAAGCAGTTTGTTCTTTTGTTTCACCATCGCTTGATGTGAAAGTATTGCTTGCTGCCACATTGAAAGTCGCTACTGCTTTCCCAGATTGTGTGTAACGCACTTCTGGATCACGTGTAAGATTACCTAAAATTTGTACTGTATTCATTCGTTACTCCTTTAAATCTTTTGTTCAATGCACATCGTTCCTTTGTACACCTTGATGATTTCCTCTAGGCTTTCAAAGGTTCGTGCATCTGCCTTTGCAATCATCTGCATCTGTTGAGATGCCTCTTCTTGTGTATCTACATTTAGAGGTATCTCAATAGTGATAACCATCTTTCGTTTCTTACTTAGCATTTAACCCCCTAGTAGTAATACATTCCGTTTAAGGATGCCTCTGTATCGTCAATGTACACATCGTAGCTAGGATGAATGTGGCAATCGACTGTTGCCTCGTTACGCATGATTTCTAGCAAGTTTTCAATCTTTGTTCTTGCTTGTGCCTCATTCGTAGCTAGGACTGTAAAACTTACATTGAACGATACATTCACGCTTGTTTCAAACTCTTTTATTCGCTCTTTCATCTATCCACCTATAGTACTTTTTAACAACGCTTTACCTTTATCAGATATTTGGCTATTTTCGATTATCTTTGCTACATCGACTGGTTCTTTTACCACTTCTACCAAGTTACCTGTAGCAGTCATTTCGATTTTCTTTTGCACAGCATTTAATAACTCTCGTTCCTTTTCTGCTTTTTCCCTTGCCTTTAATAACAAGTGATTATCTTTAATTGAATTTGCCATGCGTTGGCGGTGTTTTTCACGTTCCGCTAATTGCTCATAGCATCTAATGAATTGTGATCTACAACTTGCCTCGTTATATTCATTCCCCATTCTAGGGTTGAATGAAGACCATATAGTGTTTGCAGCTTGTAAGGTTATACCTTGTAAATGCTCTTTACCATGTTCAAAGCCATAAGCACCTACTGCCTTAATTACTTTTTCCCATTCGCCTTGTGCGATTGGTAGTTCCTCGTGTGCGTTTACATAACTACTTATATCCTCACAAGCGGATAATATTTCACCTACCGATGGATAAAATTTAATCTTATTAATACGTACAAGATTGACTACCGCCTGTTTTAATGTAACTGGGTTTATATCTGATAAAAACGATACATACGCTCTTACGTTTTCTTCTGACAATTTAGAATTTGGTATCGTTGATTGTAGCAACAGAATTATTTCCATTACATCCGCTTTCGCCATATTCCACCTCACTCTCATTCATAACTTTGTAAATCGCATCTAATGTTTGTTCTGTATTTGTTTTCTTTGTTTGTTTTGTTGTATTTGTATAACTGTTTTTTTCCCAAGTCCTAACCGCTGCTTGCCAGTTCTTCATAGAGTTTTTACCTACTTTCCAGCCGTTGCTTTCATAGTAGTCATAGAAATGTTGTGCATCTACATTATTATTTCTTTCAATGCAGTATGCTTTAATTTCAGATAGAGTAGGTTTTTCAAAACGCTTGCGTTTTGTTGTAGTGCTTTTTGCACTACTATGTATCTCTTTCTCTATCTTTATATCTTTCTCTAACTCTATCTCTATCTCTGGTGTAGATTTCTCCAAGATTTCTTCAAGATTTCTTGATTGAGTTAGTTTCTTTTGTTTACGTTCTTCTGATATTCTTCTGTCATAAAGCCTTTGTCTATCAGCCTCTGTACTGCCTTTGCCTATGAAGTTCTGAATATCTAGCATATAGATAGCACCATTTTCTAGTATTTCTATAAGTCCTAGTTCTTTAAACATAGATAATGCTTGTTTGATAGTACCTACTTGATGCCCTGTTACACTTGCCAGCATTTCTGCGTTATAAGGAATGCGATCATTAACCACCAACTTTCCATCATTCTTTAGACTTCGTAGGTAGAGTTTTAAAAGAATATTGCTATACAAGTACCCATCTTTCATACTTTCCAATATCTTCAACTCATCACTATCAAAGAAATTATCTTTTAATCTAAGATAGTAATATTTTTTGTTATCGCTCATAGGCTAGTCCTTATTTAGACTTTCGATAAACTCTTCTTCTGTTAAAGGTTTACCTAGCATAGCAATTCTAGTTAGCACTTTTGCGATTTCTTCCCTCTCGTTTTCTACAATCAATACGCTATCAGCCATTGCAGAGATTGCGCTTAGTTCTTCAATTATTCTGTTATTGAATGTTTGTTCGCCTTGGTCTGCTTTGTAAAACTTAATGCGATTTTCAACATATGCACTAATCATTACTAATTCGTTCATAATCATCTGTCCTCTTTCCTACCTCTTCTAATAAGTGTTTGCGTATCTCTTTAGCGAACACTCCATGTGCTTGATTGTGGCATTGCATACACAAGCAAGCTAGATTTCTCAAATCACTTAAACCACCTTGTGAACGGAACACTATGTGGTGGCATTGTTCAGCCCTGTAGCCACATATAACGCATTGTCCGTTATCACGTTCATAGGCTTGTTTGCGTGTTACTGAATATAATTTGTTATCCCTTTTCTTTCGATTGTTCACTCTCCCACCCCTCTATAAGAGATTGGATGTACTCACTAGGTTCTAACTTGATACCTAGTTGCGCACATTCATCTGTTAGACAATCAATTAGTCTTGCCATCTCTTTTGTTGTGTAAACGCTGCTGCCGTGGTAGCACATAATATTGTGATAACCTTTGATGCTTTTACATTCACCAGCATCTTCGGCTAACCATCCGATGCCGTGTGATTGCCATATCGTTATGTAGCGTTCAACTGCATCCTCACGGACTGGAACATATGTGAAATGTCCACAGTCCTTGATAGCCTTTTTGTACACATCCTCTTTTGTTGTGTAGCTATTTTTGCTTAGTTCAAGTGCTATGTTTTGACATAACACCCAACAATAAGAATTAGCATTTAGACTTCTTGATTTAGTTTTACGTTTAATTTCTACTGTGTATTCTTTATCAGTAGTAATCTTTGATAGATCATTATCGTGTGGTGCTGGTATTACTACCATTACACCTAGTGGGCCTCTTAACAGTCCTACGTTAGTTGTTGTCCATTTCATCGCTTAGCATACCTTTGAGCATTCACCCAATTAAACGCTTGTTGGTAGTGTTCTTGTGTTAGTTCAGATGGTTTCTTAACCTTTAATGTTTCCGTTACATAATGGACTAAATCTTCTTCGCTAATACCACCTTGTGTGGCTCTAGCTTTTAGAGTTTGCCAGTTATACACAGTTTCTTGTGTTTGTTGTACTGGCTTTTTGCTATTGTCCATTGTGTCAGCATCTTTAGTATCATCGATGCATAACAACGCATTGAGTGCGTACTTTCTAGCATAAGATGATGTAGCACCTGTAATTTGGCTTTCATCCATACCTTTTTTTGTATCAGGCTCTCTTGCGTATGCAGTCGCACTTACACACTCTCTGCCATCAGTAATTTTTGCGGTAGCTTTTACATAGTATCGCTCACCAATTTGTACAATTTCATCATCAATGAGAAGTGCTAAGTTATGTTCTTTCAACAATGGTTTAACACCTTCTAAAATATCCTCACAACTGCGGTAGTTGTATTTACCAAATGAGTTATATTGCCCTTTAGGTGCTTTCAACTTATGTTGAATATCGCCAACCCTTTGATTTAAAACTACTTGGCTATCAGTTATTTTTTTTATGTTCTCCATGTTTCACCTACTCAATATCGTTTAAAGATTTCATCAACTGTCAAAGGTTTTTTTGCATAATTTGATAACGCATCAGTTATCAAAAAGCATTCATCTATAGTAAACGGCTTTTTACCTATTTCTTTGTGGCAGTATGAAACCCTACTCTTTTTTATAATGTCAGCCATCACATCTTGATTTATGCCATATACTTTTCTAATGCTTATTAATCTCTCGTATCTTTTCATTATTCGCGCCTATCCAATCTGTAAGTTCATGTGTTTTTCAATTCTTGCACCAGCTACTTCTTGTTCGTTCTTGATAGCTTTTTTGATTGCCACCTTATCAGCTGCGATTGTTACTTTTCTAAACTCATCAGGTAGTGCATCCAAGTTATCAATCTCTACTGTTTCGCTTTCTTTGTAGTAGCATTTGAATTGTCCAACTTTCTTTTCTGTTAGTTGGTTTTCTTTCATGACATGATCAATGTTATTTTTCAATCGTTCTGTCATGTTTTCTAAAGTCTTAGCTTTAGCACTTAGACGTTTTGACTCATCCTTAAACGCTTGAATATCGCCTTTGATGTTACGGATAAACATTGCAGTATTTTCGATTTTTTCATCAATACTGCAATCAAGCATATCCAATGTATCTTGGATGGCTTGCATATCCTCTTCGGTTTCAGCTACCTCTAACATAGCCTGCAATTCTTTGTAGTCTTTATTTAGTTCATATAAACTTGGCATTCAAAATCTCCTTGTGTTAAAATACAAGTAGAGTATTTTCCAATATCTCTACACAAAGTCCGCTAAACTTCTTCTACACTTTTCACTAGCGGACTTTTTTATTTGAATAGTATTTAATATCATCTATCCAATAACCTACTAATATCCATGTAACAACTCCAAGCATTGTTTGACAAAACCATGTCCACCAATCGATGGTATCTAGTTGTAAACTTCCCATAGCACCAACGGCTATTAACGCTGCAAGCGCTCTAAGCCAATAACATAACTTAATCATTTAATTCTCCTTATTGAATTGGGTTATAACAAAAACCATATACTCTATCGTGAGTACCAACTTTTCCGTAATGTCTGCGTAGAACATCAGATGTATTTTCATCTTCAAGTTTTCTAGCATCTTCACAATGACATTCCCAACCATAAGGTGTGATTTCATCAAATATTGTTTCGATGTAGTCATAGTGTTCTTCTCTAATTTTCATACCAGCACAGGCGATGGCTTCATTAAATCGATTGTTAATAAACATATCTATAACTCCTCTCTTACGATCACTAGCATTTGGCTAGTGATTTTTTTTATTTCATTTTTTAGGTATTTGTTTTCTTCTCGTAAGCTATCAACCTCTGCTTTCAACTTTCTATATGTCATTGGTGTATATTCATCATCTAGCCCTATAAGGCGTTCAACTTCCTGTTTACTGAACCTAACTCCAGTTAGTCCTTTTATTTGATGAAGTATGCCTTGGTTTCTCATGTTATATACACTTGTTTCTGTGCATTTAAAAAGTTTTGCTACATCTGATACTGTATAAACTAAACTTTCAACCTCACTCATATATCACTCTCCTATAGGAATTACAGTTAAACTGTAATTTTAGTGTAAAAAAATATTACAGAAAAATAATTCTGTGGTACGGAACACCATATAAATTTTCAATCTTTTTCAATACATGAACATCAGGGGAAGATTTTCCTTTCTCATAATTGATTAGCGTGTATTCGCTAATACCTAGCATTTCTGCTGCTTTCTTCTGAGTTAGTCCAGCATTTACTCTAGCTGCTTTTAAGGTCATTCCATCTTGAACAAATGTTTCTTGTGTCAATTTATCACCTCGCTTTATCTATTTGTTGATTGTATTGTATTACAGTTAAACTGTAATGTCAACAGTTTTTCTGTAAAATCTAAAAAAAATAATTGATTTTTTTACAGTTTAAATATATGATATAGATAGTAAATAAAAATTTTAAAAATCACAGAGAGGTGAAAGCAATGAGTGATTTAGGAAATAAAGAAATATTCGCTAAAAACCTAAGATATTATATGAATTTATATAATAAGACTAGAAATGAAGTAGCCAATGATAACAACGTATCATATACAACTCTTGCTAGTTGGTTAAATGGTGATAACTATCCACGCATTGATAAGATTGAAAGATTGGCTAATTACTTTAGAGTGAATAAAGCTGATTTAATCGAAAACAAATACTCTGACAAAGAACCATATTATAATGATCCATCTGTTACAGAATACGCACAAGCCGTAAAAGATAACCCAAATCTTAAATTACTCTTTGATGCAAGTAAGGATATGTCAAAGGATGATATTGAATTTGTAATAAACACTATTGAAATGTTAAAGAAACGTGAGGGTAAATAATATGGAATTGCTATTATCTGTTATATCTATAGTGGCTTATTTCTTTGGCTATCCTACTATTGCTGGAATTGTAGGTATCATAGCCACTATATTATTTGTATTATTATATTCAAAACAAAACAAACCTTATGCAGTTTTTGTTCCATGGTTAATCATTTCAATTCTACTAAATGTATTATTTATAAATTACAAACCTAACCTTATATTAAGCATAGGTATTGTTTCCTCAATGTCTATATGGCTTACTTCTGTTTTAGTTTGGTTGTTCAGTTTAATAACAAGTAAGTGATGCGGAATTTTATACACATTCTTTTATGTACAATATCCCCATAAGGGGGTTAAGTATTATGAATATAGTTTTGATTTACACTAAGTTAAGACCTACACAAACTGCGGTATTAAAACTAAACGATGATGGCACTTACACCATTCTCGTTAATAGCGATAAACCTATTGATGTACAACGCAAGGGTATACTACATGAGATAGGTCATATATTAAATGATGATATGTATAGTCATGCTCATATTGATTTAATAGAACGCATGGCACACGCAAGGGAAATAGAGTTTGAGGGCATCAACTTCTACACACATATATTATGAGGTGAATTATGCAATACAATTTCACTATCAGAAAAAAAGATAAAGGGTTTCAAATCATAGTCGCATACAAAGACGGCTATAAGTGGAAACAGAAATCTAAACAAGGGTTCAAAACAAAACGTGAGGCTAAAGAATTCGGACACGTTATAGTTAAAGAGTTAGACAAAACCGCACTACTCACAAAAGATACAGAATTAAAAGAATTAACTTTCAAGGAATTTGCGAATATGTTCCTTGAAATAAAAAAGGCACACGTTACGCATAATACATTAGTTATGTATCGTCATGCGGTGTGTGCTTTCAATTCTATTCACAATATGAAATTGTCAGATGTTAAGCCACTACATATCCAAAATGTAATAAACAAAATGGCTACATCACCTACTACCATTAATTCGTATTATAAGGTAGTAGAAAGGATATTCTATATAGCGATAAACCCATACAAGATAATTTCAGATAACCCATGTACTGGTGTTAGGTTGCCACGCATTGAGCGAAAAAGTATGATCCACACGATTTCCGATGAGGAATTAAACCAATTCGCAAAGTTCATGCGTGAGAAATATCCACAAGCATATTATTTCTTACAAATAGCACGATATACTGGCATGAGGTTTAGTGAGGTATATGGTTTAACTTGGAATGATATATCCCTAGAAAATCGCCAAATTCATATCAACAAGCAACTTTCTTTCCGTAAAGGTGTTATTACCTTTGAGAAAACCAAAACCGCCAATTCGGTGCGAATTTTGCCAATTCCGCCTATATTGGAGAATATACTTATAGAGTATAAATCACATGAGTTAGAGTTTGAACATGACCTTGTATTAAACCCATACAAGAAAAATGGTGTTAAATGGCAAATAAACACATACTTAAAACGCTTTGGAGATAACCTATCAGCACATAACCTTAGACATACTTATGCTACAAAGCTATTAGCTAATGGGTTAGATGTGAAAACTGTATCATCATTACTCGGTGATACACCAGCAATGGTTATGAAAACATACGTACACTATAATGACGAAATGAAAGCAGCAGCATCAAATGCAGTTGCTAATATTTTTAAATAAAATTTTTGACGATTTTTGACGAATTGCTATTTTAAATTTAAAAAGATACAGTAAACAAGCACTTCTTTAAACTTACAATCTTAACGATCATAAAAGGGTATATTGCTTTGATTTATTTCAAATTTCAAAATACGTTGTAATAATCAAAGTTTTATGTCATGGTTTATAAAAACCACCTACACAAAACATAATATTTAAAAATCATTTTTTGACGAATTTTTGACGGCAATAAAAAAAGAGGGTAGCAATTACGCTACCCTCAATTTGTTTATTTATCTAGTTCTACTAAGCGGTGCAATTCACCATTAACAAACCACATTTCACAACGCACGTTGTCTTGGTCTACCAAGGTTGCCATGTATAAACCATCTTGATTTGGTTGAATATCTTCTGCGAATTGATGTGTTTTTCCCTCAAATGTAAATACTTGTGCCATAATGTTTTCCTTTTAATCAATATATCCTAACTGTCAACTAACAGTTGATTGTTGCAAGCCGTGCAACTCGGAGATAGATTAGATCACCATGCCTTTACTGTATAAAGTACACTACCACCTTTGAATTGTGTTCCCTCAAAATGCCCTAGCATCTCAACTCTACCAGCTTGATAACCGATAGTTTCATACATTTTCTTATCAATCACAGTAACACCAGCTTTTATTTTATGTTCTTTGTTTAGGTTAATCTTATACACATCGACTTTTTGCTCGTCTGTGTTGGCCACTACTGCGGTTCTATCAGATTTTTCTGTGGCCACTTTAGGTAAGTTAGGGTTGCTATGTGCAATATCCTGTTTCACCTTTTCTGCAGCAACTTCAACTGTAGGTGCTTGCGTGTAGTATGTCGCTACTGGTTGAGTTCTTTCCTTTATGGAAATAACTTCTTGTGCTTGTTTTTCTGTTACATGAATTGCTTTTGACAATTCTGTAGGTGATTTAGCTTGTTGTTGCGTGATTACAACAGGCTTTTCAATCTGTTTCTGTTTATACAGATGATAGCATCCCATACAAATGAGTAGGAACGCTAACATCGGAATTATGACCTGTATGGTGCGTTTATGTGTTTTGATATAAGTTAGTACCTTATGTAGATAAAACATTCACCTATGCCCCCTCTACCTCTTCCATTAGCATTTTTAACGCTTTGAATTTCTCATCGGCAAATCGATTATTTAGGCTATCCATTAATGCGCTACTATTCCATTCAAGGCTCATGCACGTATCATAGATGCCAGCGATAAGGTCATAATCAAAACGCTTATCATCGATATATGATAAGTTAGGCAATTCAATGTTTAACGCTTTCTCCATTAGTTTTAATGCATCATTGAACATATTGACGATTTCACCAGTACCATACTGTACCGCTCGGCTCCACACTACATCTTTTAATGCATTAGAATGTTTCTCTACGTTAAACATATTCTGTCTTAGGTACTCACAAGCTACATCGTAGTATGCGGACTTGATGTAGTCATGTTGCATTTTCTCAAAGCCTACCGCATCAACTGTGCCTAGTTCTTGCCACTTAGCAATAAACCCATCAGAATTTATTTCACCACTATCTATCAAGGCTCTTGCGTAGTCGGTGTAAAAGCCACCTTGTTTTAACCCCCAACCAAGAAATGCATCAACACTACCACAATTACTTGCTAGTTGATATGTGCCATAAGATATACCGCCAGCATCATTGATGCCACTAGATACACACGCTGGATCACCATTACTTTCATATTCAGCACTCAACTGTCCTAATTCAGCCATTGTAATTACTCCTTTTCTTTGTCATTGCTGCCCCCATTCATATATTGGGAACGCTTAACACCACCAGTAGCACCGATATAACCACCTAACACACCAACTATTACGCTTGCCAAATCTTTCTGTTCAAGATAAATAGTCATGATTAGTGCGGTTGCTAGTGCCACTAAGGTTATAGTATCTTCATAATTAATTTTCATTTAATCGCATCCTTTATTGATTTTACGAACGCTATCAACTCTTTAATCAAACTCATCGCACGTTTAAACCATGCACTTTCCACAAATTCAAGTTCAATCATATTCTCCACAATAGATGCTAATTCAACCATGATAGGTACTAGGTACAACAATGTAGACAAAAACACATCAATGCGACCTAACATAGGAATATCCACATCAGGCAATGTTAATAGTATGAATGATAAGAGGAATAACCAAGGATAAGACTTAACTAATTTCTTAGTCATATCTGCTCGTAACTTTCCACTTACCAAAAATCTGCGTTGGTGTCCATTGACTTCAACACTCGCCCATCCTCGCCATATAATTGCAAGGAACATATTCTTAATGGTTAGTTCTCTATTGGTCGCTAAATTAAAATTGCGTGCCTCAACTAAGACACGCAAGAATGTATCAACAAATACCAATACAACACTCGTAAATATGGCTAGTGATATTCGCACCGCCTCTGCTACGTTAAACCCTTCTACCATGAAAGGCGATAATACAACTTCTATCATTCTTACTCCCCAATTCGTTCAATAGTTATAGTAAATTGATGCCGTGTTAAACTTACAGTATCTCTCCATCCATTTATATTGAAAACAGTATCTGTTAAATAATTATCTCTACCTGTTGTAGAAACATTAACCTCAATATCTTGCGATGCAGCTATAGTAAATTCATTAGTTTTGTCATACCCACCATGCACAGTCGCTCTATACTTTCCTTTTGGTAAGTATACAAACATTTTTTCTGTACCCCTAATGTCATAAGGTACCTTTCCCCATCGCCATGTATTAAACAATACAGGGTTGGTTTGTACATAACTTTTAGCACTATTTGATGTACGTTGCACCACAAGAGCGGTTTTATCAGCCCCCAATCGTGCATAGTATGTTTTACCCTCAACAATTACAGGCAATCGATTATCGCCTACATCTCGCAAGTTATCAGTCAGTCCAAATGTTAATGTGTCATTTCCTTTCTTAACTTTTAGATTAGGCATTATTCAACATACACCTCGTTTCCACCATTAGCACTCCACAATTTCAATCGGCTATTTAAGGATGTTTGAACCCTGCCCCAAGATTTCCATTTATCAGCCATAAACATTCTGTGGTATGTTTCACCATTGAACGCATGGAATGTTTGGTCTATCATCTTACCTTTCCCAAAGTTCATTACAATCAACATCCCTTGTTTGTGGCTACGTGGTGGATTATTAGCACCGCCATCAAAATTAATCTCAATAGCACTTTGTTCTGTGAATGTATTCCAATCTGTTGCCGTTTCAATTTTTGAATATGGAAAACCTAATTGGTCTACTTCTGTTTTCTTAACAAAGTTATCATCTACATCCTTTTTCTTGTAAATTGCCGTTCCGTAATGTTTGGTGGTAAGTACTGTGAAACTATCTGTACCATCATAGTGTTTAAACTCCTTACCTTTAATAAACGTATTAACGGAGTTATCGCCAAGTTCTACGTTACCAGCGGTAGATACTTTGGCCATACCAACACCATGACCATCAGGTTTATAACCCTCGATTAAAATGTTATTAGCCATTTTAAGTGCGCCGTTTAATGTACCGCCTGTTAGTTTAAGGTAATCAAGCGTTGCCAATCGTGCAGTATTGATAGAGTTTTGATAGTCTTTGTTTGGATCACCAACATAAATATCAACTTGGTGTCGCTTGTTTGGTTTTTCTGTTAAAACTGCAAAATAAAATTTGCCGTTGTAATAAGCTATATCTTCGATTTCAGTAGTTCTATTGATTTCAATAATCTGTTTAACTGTGCCAAATGGTGTACATTCTACCAAACTACCAAGCGTTGCACTCATGATGCAGCCATTCAACATGAAAGCACCATTGTTATTAAAATCATCATATTCATAATCGACTTGATATGTTTTTAATTTCTTAAAATCATCGTTGTATAAATTGATTTCACGCAAGCGTTGTTGACCGCTGATAGGAACGATGCTTACATAAGTTCGTGTGATTGGGTCATAACCAATATTAAATACACGTTCATTCAATGTGATAGTGCGTTCATATTGCATTGTATCTGCATTAAGTACTGTTAGGTTATTACCATTTTTCAAACCATTAGCAAGATAAATCTTGTTGGTATATTTGTTGTAGCACATAGTATTACAATGCCCCATCTTATCAGGGTCATTGAATTTATAAGTACCTACAATCTCAAACGTGGATGAGTTGAGTTCATAGAATGTTTGGTTGTTGCCATCGCCACTAATACAAGCTAACACGAATACATTCTTTTTATCGTTGTAGGTAAAGCCTTGACATTGGTTGACCTCATCGCCATATTGGATGTTTTTCACAAATGCGATGTTAGATGCACCTTTTAACATCGGTGTTTCAGTAGGATAGAATGGTTTTACATTGTTGTACGTACCCATATCCATGACACTATCAACTGTATTGAAAGTTAGATGTTCATTGATTTTGTAGATACCATTCGGTACTAACAATATCTTATTTTTAAGATTGTCATTAGCACGTTTGAATGCTGCGGTATCATCTGCCACACCATCGCCTACCGCTCCAAAGTCTTTTACGGAAACGATGCCGTACAAACTATCTTTAGTTTGATACTTAGCGTCAGCCTCTGTTTTTGTAACTAAACCACCACCATTAGGTAGTGCAATTTGTTCAGCCTTAGCAGCTGCAGTTTCAGCACGTTTAGCAGCATCTGTTGCCTTGATAGCGTTACTAGCAATAGATGTTTGTTTATTATCAATGTCGGTTTTAAGTGTACGTGCTTGACTTACCAAATCATTAATATCACGTTTATCAACAGTTGTTTGACCTGCATAAGCCTTAGCATCTCTGACTAATCGTTCAGCAGTAGCAACATTAGTTGAGGATGTATCAAGTGCCGTATTAGCGGTTGCCAATTTATCATCAACAGTAGAGGCAATAGCTTTGATTTCTTCACCTAGTCGGTTGATAATATCTGCATTAGCGTTAATCTTATCTGACTTTTCACTAATTACATTCATAGCATTAATTGCATCATTAGCAGCCTTTACGGAACGCTCCACAATATCCTTTGCAACTTCATTAGCGTTCTTATCACTATCTACACGAATTTTAAGTGATCTATCTAAATCAGCTTTCATTTCTTGTAAGATGAGTACAATCTTATCTGTTGCGTGTTCGATATTCTCGAAAGGATATTCATCAGGTAAGTCCATATCTTGTGAAATTGGTGTTTTACGCTCCAAGATAACCTTTTGCCCTACGGCTAGTGCATCGCCATCCGCTGGGTAAATTACCGATTTGGTGCTTTCGTCATAATCAATATTGCCAATTTGGACTGCCTCTGTGCCATCCGCATCAACGATAGTCAGTTTAATATCCTCAATTTGCACGAAGTCATATGGGAAAATAAACTTCTTATTTACCCCATCACATTGATACACTACAGATGGTTTAAGTACTTCTGGTGTCAATTTAACATCCCCTTTCAGTTGTATATAAATAGGACTACCCATTATGGATAGTCCTTATTTATCAATGTTGTTTCTTTTTCTCTTTTTTAGTTTTTAATCGTCTGTCAAACGCTACCGCCATGATTACATCTTCCAAGGATGCATCGGTATCTGTGAAACCAAATTTAGCTAATGTCCACAAGCCATCAGTTACAGTATCACTAAACCCAGTTGCTCTGTTTGCTAACTGACTGAAACTTCTGCCTACATCTATACCATCTTTGTTTTTGCTCATAATTGCGTTGCCTAAATCGTAGAATTTCTCAACGATGCTTAATGCCATAACGCTATTACCTTTATTAAATACCTTTTCACCTAGAATGTATTTCATAGCCATATTTGACATATCACGGATGATTGGTATCCCCATAGTACCTTGTGAAACTAACTCTTCGATAAATGACTTAGCTAAATCTTCAGGCTTATCATCATCGCCATTCGTCATAGCTTTATATGCCATCATACCGATAGCTTGTGAAATCAATGTCCACCATAGCATTTTAACGAACCTTGCATAATCGCCATTATCTTTTCGTGCGTAGTTACCCTCTGTGATGATGTTATAAAGTGTATTAGCGTAGGAATAGAACGGAACGAATAATTGAGTGAATGTAGAACGTGAACGCTGAATAGCAGCAGCATCTTTTGTATCACCACTACCAAATATATCACGTACTGCTCTATCACCAGCTTCAATAGATTGTTGCTCTACCCATTCAGCACTTACACCCTCTTTACCAAAGAGTTCAGCTTGCTTTTGATCATATGCAAACTTCCATACAGGAATAGATAATGCAAAGTCTGTTTCCGTAAGTAATCTGAACCCCATTTGATTTATATCATCTCGAACATTAGCAAGTTGTTCTACCTTATAACCACCAACATTTGTATCACCTAAGCGTAAGCCTTTACCTGCAATAGATAAACCTTGTTTCAAGTCTTTATCTAATGTTTGTATACGTTCACGCATGAAGATTGATTGACCTAATACAAAATCTCTAGTGTTGTTATAGGTAGTTGTGCCGTGTCCATAGAAACCAATACCAGCATGATTGATGGCTCTAATAGTATTACCTACACCGATACGATAGAATGCAACAGGAATGTTCAACGCATTTTGTAACGCTACCGATACTCGACCAGCCATGACTGCGGTTGATGTATTCTTTTTAAGCGTAAGAATTAATCGGTCAATATCGTTTGTTTTTGCCGCCTCGTCTTGCCAGTTATCACGAACCCAAGTTCGTAAGAATTGGTAGGTATCTGCACCAAATTTATCTACAATGTAGTTTTGTAGTTCACGATTAGAGATTAGCTTATTAACATCTGTTACTGCTTTTCGCATTGTAACGTGGTTAATAGCCTCTGTAATAGCATTAGGAATAACATCAAAATCAAGCAACAATGATTTATCCTTAACCACATCTAAACGTGATTTAGTGGCACTCATACCAGTTCCCCATACTGCATTACTACTTACCATAGTTTTTGCAATATCTTCAACTTGGTTATCACTAACAGATGCATTTACTTTAGGGTTATACACAATAGGGAAATATTGACCCTCAATGTTTCTACCACCGATAGAGAATGTTAAACCCTCTACTTTCTTTAATGGGTTTCCGTAAAGTTCCTCTTGAACCTTACTACGTTCATCAAAGAATGAATTGATATGATCCCATGTACGAATAACAAATTCCCAGTCTTTATCAGTCATGTGTTCTTGGAATGCACGTTCAATTTCAACCTCATTTGCTTTTGTGGTTTCCATTACACGTTGTCTGTTGCTTTCAGTACCCCAGTTAAGGGCAATCATGATAAGTTGTTCTTTAGTTAAACCATATAAGTTACCAACTGTGTACAAGTGGTCATTACGCATATCGAATAGTTCACGCTTTGAATATATTCCTACATCCTTTGCTAGTCTACGCATTGATACTTCCTTACGTTCATTGAACGCTTGCGTAGCACGGCTGATAGGGTCATAGATGTATTTAACTGCAAAGCCGTTTTTACCGCCACCCATTCGTCTTAGGAATGTTTCAACTTTCATCAACGCTAAGTGGAAACCATATAGTTTACCGCTTACTGCATCTGTTTTAGTTTGGTTATTAAGAATGTTAAACACATCACCAGTTGCACCACCAAATGTTTCTGTAGCCTCACCAATGATTTCTTGTACTGCATTTTCAAACGATATGCTTTTACCATCATCATTCAAAATGGTTGTACCCTCATACTCGTTTCTGCCGTTCTTGTACATCCCAGTCATGAGTTCTTCTAATGTTTCTAATTCATTCATTGTGATTGATTTAAACGATTTAGGTGTTTTAGCGTAGAACATTTCAGCTATCCAAGGTTCTAATTGAACCATAGATTGTTGGTTAAGAATAAGTGCATCCACATCTAGTGCTGCTAATACTGTATTCATATCAAAACCATCTGTAGGTGCTAGTCCATCGTACTTAGTTAAACCCATTTGGTATGCCATGTGTGCGTAGAAATAACGCATATTAGGTTCAATAGCAATAGGGTTTTTAGGTCTAGTCATACGTTGTAATTGTTGTTTTAATTTCAATCGCAACTTCTTGGACTTTTCAAAATTTTCAAACGCTACTCTTGCTCTTGCTTGTTGTAGCATTTGCTCACGCTTAAAGCCAAGTGCTTTATCAACATTACCACTTGCCAATGCTCTGTCTGCTTTCTTGCCAGCAGTAACCGCTTTATTCTGATACGTTTTAAACTGAATAGCGTTAGAGATAGGTAGTTCACCTAATTCTTTTCTTGCTCGGTTCATGTAATCAGAAATTGTACCAAGTCCAGCACCACGAATAGAACGTACATTATTGATGCGATTATTCAGCATATACTGTAAGCGTTTGATACGTTCTTCTGCTTTTTCTAATTGCTTAGTAGTATCACTCAAAGCAGCATCTACTTTTTTCTTATCAGATTTTAACTCATCGTACTTAGTAGGTTTAACCTCTTTTTCGATTTCATTTAATTCTGTATCTATAGTTTCTGAGTTAGGGTCTAGTTTACGAATGCGCTCTAATAGTTCCCAGTTCTTCGCTAATTCACGATTAGTAGATTGTTGAATAATCTTACTTTCTTCTTCGGTTAATCTCATTTGACCTTGGGTACTAAGCAAGATTTCTTCTGCTATTTGCTCGTTGGTTTTACCTACGTTGTTATAACGCATAAACTCTACTTTCGCATTGTCTATTTCTTTATTTATAGCATCGTTAAATGTAGCACCAGCTTGTTCTACTTCTGCTCGTTCTAACTCTTCAATAGAATTGTATTGTGTATCTTTCAACGCACCATCACCAAACACGTTATATCGTTGATGCTCTTTGTAGATAGGATATTGCTCAATCAATCGTTTTTCGATTTCAATTTGGATAGCATCTTTTTCTTCATCCCATTCCTTGATAGGTCTATTATCAAGTTCTTTCATGAGTTTTCGCATCACACGTTCTTTTGCTTTTTCTTTTACATCAGCAATGTAAGATTGCATACGTGCTTGGTCTTGCTCGGATAATTGCTTATAGAGTTCAGTTTTCTCGAATTGTTCAAGTTGTTGTTGCTCTGCGTATGCCTCAATATCCTCTTGGGTTGCAAGCATACGATCCATAACTTCCCTAATATCTTTAGGTGGCAAACCGCCTAAGCGTGATACCGCACGATAGATAGCACTTAGCCACTTACTAAATCGTCTGAATGTGCGTTCAAGGAATTTAGTAGGTGCTTCACCCTCTCTTAGGTAAGCCTCAAAACCTCTAGCGAATTTCTCATGTGCATCAGTATTGGTTGTTTCGTTATCGTTCCAACCAGTCCATTCTTTCAACGCTTGCCAATCATCTTTGACTTGTTGAGGTGTATTTTCCATTTCAGCCAAGGTCTTAATATCATCAAAGAATACATGACCCATCTCATGCACGAATGTGGACTTATCAGCAGTTTTGAAAAGTTGTACTACACGCTCTGTTTTAGATTTGATACTGGTTAAACCATTAATATTTTGGAAATAAACTTCTACCGCATCATCAGCACGCTTTGTAGCATCCAATCGACTTTGTTCTACATCTTGTTCATATTCTTCAATATGAATACCATGAGATTTTAATTCTTTGATTAGTGTTTTTTCTGTACCTTTAGGAACGATAGCTGCTTTAATTTCATTAAACTTTACGGCTCTTTGTGGTTTAGCCTCAAAGTATCTAACAGGCAAGTTAGAAATTTGTTTAACTAACTTTTCTGCCTTTTCTCTTATTTCGTCAGTAGGTGTAAAGTCATTAGAACGTGCTGCAACATCGAATGATTTATTTTTTTGTTGCATCATAATTAGTACTTGCAATGCATCATTGAACGCATCGAACGTACTACTGTATGCATAGTGTTCCACCATATCACTCATGAATGCATCAATACTTTGTTTCACATCCTCATATGCTTTGTTTGTATTGTTGCGTTCATCTTCAATATCTATATCACCGCTAATCTTATTATCAGCCTCTGTCTTTAATGACTTCATGCTTTTAATACGTTTAGCACTAGCAGCGATTACAGAACCTTTTGTATTACCTAATGCACCTTTTTGTTTATTTTGTTGTTGCCCAACCATAGCCTCAACAACATTTTCAAGTGTTAAATCAACCTTTCTTCCTTTAACCTCGATTTTAGGTTCACCAAGCAGTTTTTTACTTATCTCATTTTTCCATTCTTCAAATGCTTTTGCAGTCGCTTTAGCATTGAGTTTCTTCTCTACATCCTCACGTAATTTAATACTATCGATGTATGTAGAACCATCTTTGCGTTTTGCATATTTTATTTTAGGTGCTTTTCCTATAGTTGATAAGAAATAGTACTTTGTTTCTTCTTTATTAAAAATACGTTCAACAAAGTTAATAGATGTACTATCATCAACACCCATAACCATTGGGTTTTTTAAGGCTTCAAATTGACCCTCTTCTGCATTCAATTCCTTTAGGACTGGCAACATCTCATCATATAAAGCACTAGCATTTTCTTCTCTCCATGCTTTGTAGATATAAGGGAATGTTTGTGTCCATGCATCCCTACTAAAGATAGGTGTAGTTTTTGGATCTATAACTTCTTTAGGAATAACCAATGATATATCACCAAAATTATTATACTCAATATCTTTCTTGGTTATAGCAACAGATGGTACAGGTAAGCCACCTAACTTTAACGCTTTAGATAAACTATCGGCACTCATATTATGATATGCTACAAGGTTTCTATCATCTTTCTTTTGTGCATACCCAGTATTATCACTAAGTTTACTATTTACATCAATTTGTACTGTATTTAGGTAGTCCATAGCGGTATAACGTGCATTACCAGCCTCACGCATAATCTGTGCGAACACATCCGCATGAGTAGCTACCAATAACGCATCCTCATGTGCTTGTTGTTTGATATGACCTTTAGTGCTAGTTTCTAGTAGTTCACGAACCTTTGTATATACTTCATGACCTGCTTTTGTTAAATTCATACGCAATGCAACATTATTATCAGCAATTTCAAAGACTTTATCTTTCATAGCCTCTAAACTTTCGATTTGCATCAACATATGTTCCATATCTGCATAATGTGCATCAGATTGTGCTAATGCATCAGCATTACCATCAAGGCTTGCCGTTGTAGTTGCTCGGCTATACTCATATGCTGCTCGTCTGCGTTCTGCATTAGTGCGTGGTGCTTTACCGCCATTGTTAGCTTTATAATCAACTAACCATTGTGGTTCAACACCAGTACTTACCGCATCATTGATAGATTTATCCGCATTATCAAAATCACTAGCATAGGTTTCTCTATACTTTTCTTTTAATGTATGCAATAAGTTATTAAAGTTACGTTTAATGTTCGTAGGGTCAGATAGTACCTCGTTAAGTACTTCACGATCTATATCAGATGCACCCTCAAACTCATTACGAATAATATCATCTTTTATACGTTCCGCACGTTTAGAGGTATCATCTTTCAATACAGATTTTGCTACATCTACTTCTTGCTTTGCACGTTCTAGTGTAGCTAATGACATACCACCTCTAGTAAAGTAAGAGGTTTGTTTGAGTGCATCTACTGTTTCATCGGATAAGTTCATAGATACTTGTGCATATGAACCAATAGGAATTTCAACAGGTGCATCAGCTTCAATAGCTGCTTTTACTTCCTCTTGTGTTACCAAGCCGTTATCAACCATATCACGGATAGCAAGTTGTCCGTTTTCAGATTGTACTAATTCCGCTACATCTACATATTGAGTTGACACACCAACCTTATCGCCCTGTGCTTGTACGATTTTTCCGTATAGTTCAGGGTTTTCTTTTGCAATCTTATTTGTAGTACTATCCTTACGGACATTATCCATAATTACCGCACCATTGCGGTTTTGTTCAGCAATGATTGCTGCTTGTTGTTGCTCTGGTGTCAACTTTTGAAAATCACGAAAAGCCTTTGCAGTACGCACACCACCTACTGCACCACCGATAGCACCAAAACCAATTACCGCTGGCAATGCTTGTTTCATAGCATCTAGTGAACCAATAGCAATATCACCTACGCTATAATACCCCTCCATGTCATTATCTTTACGTGTAAGGTTGTGTTGTACCTTTTCGTTGATGTCTTGCAAGCCCTCTTCAAAGAGTTCAGGTACACCAGCTTTAATGGAATTTTTAGCCATCTGTGCAACAGTTGTTCCAATACCTCTATCAAAGGTTTTAACAGTATCACCAACACCAGCACTAATAGCTTTTGCAATCATCCCTTTAGGGGCTACTGCTTTAAACGCTTTACCCATAGCTGCAGTTGCTGCAAACTCAATACCAGCATCAATAGCAGCGTAAGACATAGCATATTGATTAGCCTCTTGGTCTGTGTATACTCGGTTGCCGTTTGCATCTTTCTTTTGAGTGAGTTCAATGTACTTATTGCCAAATGACATTTTGTACATATTCCGTGCCATGTCAGCACCGCCACCCCATTTAGCACCAGTAGCAGCACCAGCACCAACACCTACACCCTCTGTAGCCAAGCCACCGATTAATGCACCAGCAACTGCACCAGCTACCGCACCTATACCACCTTGTTTAGCCATCATATAACCTTGGCCAGCGGTTTCACCGATTACAGATTGTGCTACATCTAGTCCATCTGCATGACGATAATTTGCAAGGTTAGTTTGTAAGCGTTGAATTTCGTTTGTTAATTCTTCGATTTTCTTAGGGTCTGTAGTGTTGGATAATTCATAACCAACATCACCTAATTTCATCTGATCATTGATAGACCATATATTCTGTTGGATGCTATCCCATATACCATGAGTAGATTTGATAGACTGCAAGTTATCTAAACTATATATAGCCTCTGATTGTGAACCATATTTAATTTTGTATAACTCTGGGTACTCATCATATAGCGACTGTACTGTTCGCCCTCTATCAACTTGATTAGCAAGATAAGCTGCCCTCGTGAACCCTGTTTCACCGCTATTTAAGATAACATCTGCACCGATGTTTAATTTATTAGCATAGTCTAATGCTGCATTAGCTTTTACTGCATCATTACTTGCATAGATAAAACGTGCGGATGCAGCTTGCAAGGCTGGGTTATTTATAATAGGGTTTTCCTTTAAAGCCTCGCCAATGGTAGATACAGTCTGTAAAGTTCTATCTTTACCACTACCAGTTGTATCGACTAGATAAGGTGCATCTGCTAAATTGCCTAACGCATTACCTACTTGTTTTACTGCATCTACCGCATTACCTACAACTCCATTAACAGGTGTGCCTAATTCTCCATGATCGCCATCCTTGTTAATAAATGGGTTGATTTTCTGTTGTTCTATTTTCCATGGGTTATTAGACATATTTCCACCTATCCCTCAATATTATACTTAGCATGGAATGTACCCTCATCCATATCTTCAAAATCACCATTAGATTTATAAAGTCTTATATAATGTGTATCACCAAGTACTTTCCAATTAACAATACCATCACCAGCCAACATAGCCATCGATGTATTAGTTTTATAATTATCTCCATTTTGCCAGAAGTGTTCTACTTTTGTTGTTTCTATTATTGTATTACCTGCTATTTCATGTGCAGCCCAATCTAACTCAGTACTTGTTGGTTCTCTCCCCTCAGATGCTCTAAACTTAGATACCCATGCACCCATTTGTTGTTTAAAGCCTAACCGTGCTAACCCCTTTTGTTGTTCGTTCATGTTCTCTAAACTATCATTAAGAACATAATTCACACCGGCTAACTCTGGTGCATAATCACCAGTTCCGTTATCACGGTCATTAACTGTTCTACGTAATGAGTTGTATTGTTCCAATGATAAATTAATATGATTATCATCAATGAATTTGAAGATTTCCTCTTGTGGTCGATTATTACCAACCATAGAACGTATCTCATTCATTCCCCATGATTGGTTAGCAGCTTGTTGTTCTCTTTCATTTGCTCTCATGAATTGATTTCTTTGTGAACCAAATGCTAGTGTCAATTCTTTGTTATCACCAATAGCATTATCTAAGAAATTAGCCATTTCACCACTAGATGCACCATTCTTACCCATTTCTATTAGTTGTAGTTGAATAGCCTCTTTTTGCCGTGCTAGTGCCTCTGCTCTTGCTTTCTTACGTTTTGATACTTCCACCTTATAGGCTTTCATATACTCTTCTCGTTTTTGTAAGAGTTCGCCGTCTGTATAGCCTTTAGCACTACCGCTAAACTTACCTACACCAACGATTGGATATATATCAGTACTTACGATAGACACACCACCGCTACCAGCTTGTGCAACTTTACCATCGCCCATATAAACCCCTACATGAGTTACACCCTTATAGGCTTTATCGTCAGAATTAACTGCACTTGGATCATCACTAGTTGCCCATCTAGCCTCATTACTTGGAACGTGCCAAAAGACTAAATCGCCCTTTTGTGCTTGCGATATATCATGTATGAGTTTACCCTCTTGTTCAGCTTGTAAGTACTGGCCATCTGCGGTGCGATAGTTAAGAGTAACACCAGCTTTTGCGGACACATCAAGCGTAAATTTGCCACAGTCTGTACTTTCACCACCATCACCACCAAGCAGATACGGCTTACCTAACTGTTCATTAACCGCACTATCAAGTGCAGCTATATTTAAATTTCCGCCTTGCCCTGCTTTAGGTAGACTAGCAATAAACGCATCAGCACCTTTTTCGATACTTGCATCATCTTCACCATAGGTATCTACATCACCTACAATACGTTTATCGATTGTTTGTTGCGTATTTACCTTATCGATGGCTACTGCAGCTTTAGATAATATCCCCTCACTTACACCCATTTCTCGTAGTGCTGCGATTGTTTGTGGACCTGCAGTAATATCATTCCGTGTTACTGTTTCATCTATAATTGAAGCACCTACTCTGTCAGCTACTTCTTGATATTTAGCTTTTACAAACTCTTCACCTCTATCACCATACATAGTTTCAATACTATTTTTAATGGTGTTAAGAGAATTAGATACAATGTTAGGGTTGTTATAACCTAGTACTGCAATCTGTTCAGATGATTTTACATTGTTGTTGAAAGTTACATCTTTGTACTTTTCACGTTCAGAACGCTCATGTACTTGTACACGCATATTATTTGCGTGATAGTCTTTTTCCACCATTTGAAGAAAACGCTCACGCAATCTATCGTTATTAGGTAACTTGTTAAACACATCTTGTCTGATATTGCTTTCTGCCTCATTAAACAATTGTGTAGCATTAGCAGCACCATCCAGTTCTTTATGAAGAATACCATTTTCTTTATTTGTCAGTTCATAAGATATTCTATTCTTATAATCTGTTTCAGCGTTCATATAGGCTATGTTCAAATCTTCATCAAGTCGCTTTTGCATCTGTGCGTTAATATTATCAATGGCATTAATTACACCTTTTAAGCCTTGTTGATTACCGCCAAACGCTAATTCATTTCCAGTAGCTTGAACACCACCGCTTATGGTATTTAGTTTTTGTTCGCCATTGTAATTAACTAACTTCATTAAATGCCCCACCTATTATTTCTAACTGCACCTCTTGTAACAAACTTAACATTTGATACACCAGCTGCTTTTAATGCACTTTCATTTGGTGTGTAGTAGTTTGTATTAGCTTTAATATTACTACCGCCATACTGACCTTTAAGACCATAGATACTAGATGCACCACTCAATATCGTTCCTAACATAGCCATTCTAGTTTGTGATTTAGCATTACTTGCCGCTGCACGTGCGGTGCTTGCCTCGTTGCGGTAGTTCATGCCGTTAAGATATTCATTGTAGATACTGTTATTCTTGTTAGTTTCCCAATTCTGAATATCCTTATTGTACTCGTCATAGCTAGATGCCATGAGTTGTAGAGGAGTTCCAGCCATCATCAAGCCACTAGCACCAGTTTCTGCAGTATTCTGCCCTTGGATAAGTCGCATCTTATCGGACATCTTATCTCGTTCTTGCAAGGCTTGGTCTGCAATCTGTTCTTGCTTGCGATCGCTTATGCGTGCGTTCGCCTCTGCTACCCTTGCTTGTTGATTGTACATTGCAGCTTGCGCCTTACCTTGTTGGTGTTGAGTAAACAACGTACCAACCATGCTCGCTGCCGTTAATGCAATAGGGTTACACATTCGCATCCCCCTTTCTCAATGTGAATAAAACCATATCCCCATCGTTAATATCGTAATGAATAACCGCACCTAATGACTTTAGCCATCTAATGGTGCGGTGATTTTCTTTGTGTATGTAATTAAAAAGTATTTCCCTAGTTTGTAGCCATTCCCCAATGATATTTCTACTAACTTTTATAAATTGTTTTTGCAATGTCAAACTACGTTCAAAATCTTTACTCCCCAAAAAGTAAATGCAATGCATACCATTTAGTGCAGTTTTAGATACCCCATACACACATAATGGCTTATCATTATCAATAACTATACGACTTTGATAATCTTCCCCAAGAATATCGTTCACAAAGTCATTTTCGCCATAGTTTGAATTTTTTCGATTGATATATTTAACCTCTAATGCATCTATCGGTCGCAAGTTGATATATAACTCACGAATTAACGAAATGTGCTTAGAGGGGCAAATATTACATTCCATGAACATTTGGGAAACCACCGCCAATTTCTACCTCTCTTGTAACCGCTAATAGGTTAAATGGGAAAGGTTTTGAGTGTTTTATACAGATTTCTGTATTTGTATTAACGCTAGTTGCTATCTTAGGTAACACGATTACAGTATCACCAGTAAATAGCGATTTAGGTTTTAAAATCAAATCATCTACATCATCAAATGTTTTACCAACACTACCACCATACGAACGATATAAACGCAACGCAACTCGTGTTATAGTTACCAATCTACATTGCAATGTGCCATCGTTTATTTGTTGCTCTACACTAGGTATTTTGATTTTAGTAGTATAAGGTAACCCAACAGTAATTACATTTGCTTTACCATCTAATTTAATAACCCCAGTTGGTGGTACTACCCTAGATGGCATCTGTTGTCCATCAACTACTATGTCTACCATTTGCCCTACTAGATGAGGTGCGTTAATGTAATCGGTCTTAATTGAATTAGCAACTTTAACATAGCAATCTAGGAAAACATCGGAGTTATCTTCTGTGTACAACGGAATACTACGTTCAATACATTTCACACTCTTATTATTAATCACACGATCTACAACAAAATAGATTGTGTCTTGTTCACCCTCTGCCACGCTCTCAACATATCGGTATTTACCATTAGTAACAAAGTGCGACCAACCATACACCTTTTGTTCAGGTATATAGGTTAAGCAATTCAACTGTCCATCATCTCGAACGTAGTAAATAATACTGTCAGGGTCTTGTGCATATGCACTCGTTACTGCCACATGACCTTTAACTAATGTTTTAACAAATAGCGTTAAGTCTTGCCCTGTGTAGTTGTCGCTCTCGTAAGAGTAACCCATATCACGAACAGTACCACCACGCTCTTGAACGAATACACATCGGCTACCGATAAACTGTGGTTCGCACTTTAACGCACCACGTTGTGTTTGTGTTTTCAAATAACAGTTAGTAGGTGTAATAGTTTTACTACCATCTACTATCCATTCATTACCGCTTGTAAGTACTATCAAGTCATTAGCTGGTACAAGGTGTCTAATCTCATACATCTTACGATTGATAACAGGTAGTGTGATTGCACTATCATCTGTGATTGTACCGCCTACTTTTTCAACCCCAAAGTTAGGATAATCACCAGTACGGCTAAACCAAATATAATTAGGCTTGCTATCAGTAGCAGCAACTACAAATCGGTCTTGATAGAATGTACATAATTTAGGATAACCTCTACCCCTATTCCAACTGCCTAACTTCCATTGATGGCTTGGCTCACCCTCTTTAATGCCGTTAAGTACATTAACCTTTGCACTCTTAGCATCGGTTACACTTTTAATCTCAACGATGCCATATTGAGTAAATGGCATGATGGATAAGTCGCAATTCACAGAACCGCCTTTAATATCTGATATGTATTTAAGCCTTGCTCCAGCCTCTATCTTACCTGTATCAGTTACGTTGTAGTCATTCTTAGAGGTGTATGTTCTGTAATCTTTCCAAGTCTGCCCATCGTTGTTAGAAATCTGTAGTTTTACAGTACCTTCCCATGTACCATGCGTTGTGAATTTCCATGATAACTCTGTATCGGTACTAAACGCTCCAACATTGTAATTGATGTTATTATAGGTCTTTTCTGTAGTCGATGCCGTGAAGTAATTTTTTCTAACCTTTTTCTCTACAACTTCGCCAGCGGACTTAGTGTGTACCGCCTCTACATAGTAAGCAATTTGAATTACACTACCTACCATGTCTTGTGTGAAGAGGTCTTTTGTTGATGTGATCGTATCGCCATTAACAGTTAGTGTGTGTCCATTATCGGTGTTGATTTCATCATAAGGTTGTTCAGTTAGCTTGTATGCATCCAACCGCCAGTCAGTATCACTATATCGTGATAGCGTTTGAATAGGGTACTTGCCACTACAAATGAACATTACATCACCACTTTGGATGCAGTTTAATTCACCTACAACGTCCGCCTCAAATGGGGTTGCTACTTCAACATTTGTATACACACCATTGCGCCATACTCTAACATACCTATCACCAAATTCAAGCATGAATGATTGGCTCTTATTCGTAGTAAATTCAAATAATCTAACTGGTTTATCGTTGTGTTTAGCATATCCGATAAACTGTGAACCTTGCCTACGTGCCACCGCTCCATAAGGTCTAATGACTGCATTTTCAGCAAGTAGTAATGCACTTTTATATTGTTCAAGGTCAAATCTGCTTGATACATCTGGCGATACCTCGCCAGTAGTAAATGCGACTTGTCCTATATACATCGGTTGCATATTACCAACTCCTTGCCTTGATATAGTTAGAAACATAAGGCATATCTAATCTACGTTCCTTAGCACTCATAGATTTTGCCTCTTGTAATGCAGCTTGATACAGTTTGTACGACTGGTCGAATAAACCGCTATTACCAGTCAATGGCATGGCTAAGTCAGATGCCATCTTACACACTAATGCTTTAACGAATATAGGGTTCATTACATCAGCATCGGTTATATCGTACACATAATCAATGTGCATCAATGGCACATCAGATACGATGTACTTTGTATTGTTATCAGTTAGGTAAACATCATATTCACGTTGCTTTTCCGCTCGGTATCGTTCACCTTGTGGAATTACCGCAAGGATACGAACACATTTTTCAGGATATGCATACACATAACCCCAACCATCTATCTTGTGTTCAGATAGCACCGCTCGTTCACGTTTTCGTGCAAAGTTCCATTCAAACTGTTCTAACAATACTCTACGTGTTAGATCATAATGTAATCTGCATTGTCTAGCAGGTTCTGTTTCTTCCGTCATAGAACGTATTCGCCCTGCATTAATAAGAGATAATGCTTGATTACAGATGTCAGTAGGTGTCATTTGTTCCACCTTTCTATAAAAAAAGAGGGGGCATGAAAACCCCCTCGTTCAATTATTCAGCAGTTTCTTCCGCTTTCTTACCACGTTTCTTTGGTGTAGTTTCTGCCTCTTCGACTTCCTCTACTTCTGCGGATGCATCACCTACAGGCTCAAACAAAGCATTGAAGTAGTCTTTATCGTATTCAGCTACTTCATCTTTTGTGAATGTTACTGTTTCGCCCTCATGCAATAAGCCTAAGGTGTTGTGATAGCATTTTGCTTTAACAATATATTCCATTTATATCTCCTATACTAAACGCGCATCAGGTGTTAAGAAAGCGGTAATTGTACCGCCAGTCATGTTATTAGCATTGAGTTTCAAGTATTTCATAGCACCACTTGCTAAACGTACTGCAACTTTAGTACCTGCTTTAGAATTAGCTGGCAATGTAATACCATGTAACAATACCGCATTTGCGATGTTTTCAGTCTTAGATGTGTACAAGTTAAACAATGGTGTACCAGTTACATCTTTGTCGATGCGAATTACAAGCCACAAAGATTTCTCTGCATCGCCACCATTACCATTCATAACTACATCGGAGTTAGTGTTTGTAGTTAATGCTTGTTTGTAGAAAAAAGTATTTTGTTTATCGATATACATATGTTATCCCCCTATTATTGTACACGTGCTTCAGTAGACAATAACGCATCTGTTTTACGAACAGGAATGCCATTTGCACGGACTACTGTATGACCCATTTCTTGGTCTTCGGAAATAGTGTATTTGTGTGCCTCGTTCTTTTGCATACGCAAGAATGTACGTACAGTAGGGTTCATGTACCATACTGCTCGACCCATACCCATGTTAGGAATAAGTTCTTCCGCTTTAATCATAAGGTTGATAAGGTCAGCACCAGTCTTAGCATCTTTAGTCAATGCATTCACATCGATATTTGCGATACGTACAACATATCTCCAATCACGTACAGTCAAGCCTGTATCAAGTTTGTAGTGTGTACGATAACCTTGGTACTTACCACCATTACCATCATCCAATGTTTGTTCGCCCAAATCTTTATGGGAAATACCACCTGTGGAACCTTTAGGATAGATACCATGTACAGTATTTTTACCCCATACTACAAGATAGATGGATGTAAGGTTAGTTGTACCGCCAGCATCAATAATGTTTTTACCGCTTTCTGCAGCTTTTTCATTGTAACGTGCTGCCAAGCCTACGAATTTTTCAGGGGAATTTTCATCACCATAGAATAATGTAGATGCCCATTCTTGGTTCATAGCTTCTAAGAATGCATAATCTTCGGACAAACGGAATGCAGCGGAGTTGCCGTTCAAATCTGCCAAAGATTTATCAATTTCAGCGTAAGCCTCTAGCATACCGCAAGTGTCGGTTACTTGTTTCGTTTTAGATTTGCTTGGTTTAACACCATAGTTAAGCATTCTCCATGTAGCCTCAGGCAAGCCTGTACGTACAGTTGTTTTATGACCTGTAGGCAAGTTGCCCTCTACCATTGTCATATCTTGTACGATTTCATTTGTTTGGTTCATTATTTCGATGATTTGTGCAACTGCATTGTTTGGATCTAATCTAGATTGCACATCTAAAAGTGTTGGGTTCATAGTACCGATTGTAGCCATGTATTACTCCTTTAAATCAATTATTTACTCATAGATGGGTAAAGCATTTTTGCTCGTTCTTCCTCGGAAATATTTGTACTTCCAGCTTTACCACTATTAGAATTGTTATCTTCGCCAGCCATATTGGCGATTTGTGCGAACAGTTGAATTACCTCTACACGATTACCTAAGCCGTTTTGAGATAAGATTTCACGAATGTTTGGAATTTCTTTTTCGACTGCCTCAACACCTACAGATGCTTGCGCTACTGTTTCGTCAAACTTCGCACCTAGAACCTCTTTTGTATGTTCTGCGTATGCTGCATACTGTTTCATTTCGGCTTGTTGTCTTTGTTCCTCGTAAGCGGTTACAAGGTCTGTACCATATTTAGAACCAAACTTCGCCATCTCTACTGCTTGCTCTTGTGTTGCGCCTACACCATTGAGTAGCTTAGAAAACTCATTAGCGATGTTTTCATCAACTACACCGCCCTCAAAGGCTGGTGCAAAGTCATATTTGATTGGTTCAGGTACGCTTTGTTGTTCGCCTTGGTTAGCACCATCAGGGTTGCCACCTAGCAAAGTACCGCCATCATTCGTATTTTGTTCTTGTGGTGTACCACTTTCCGCACTACCTGTGTTATTATTCGTGCCTTGTTCTAGTTCTTCTGCCATGTGGTTTATTCACCTTTCTTTTCTAAATCGTTAAACAATTTCTGTTGTTGGATATATTCAAGTTGTGCTTGGTGATATTTCTTTACACCCTCTACACCATCGCCAATACTTCCCAAATCGTTCATGTAGGATAACCCTACTTTTCGTTTCCCCTCGTTGAAGAATGTTTCGGAGTTGCCTGTGAACGATGGTTTCAATATGTTGGTGCGGTCTAAAAGCCTACAAAAAAACCACCTACCAAGTTCAGTACTTAGTACGTGGTTAAGTGCATCAATATCACGATCACGAATATATTCTTGTTTTGTTTTCATCTACACCCCCATACCCATTAATTGTTGCATAACTGGGTTTCCGTCATTGGCTGCATCTGTTGCTTGTTTAGCTGCTCCAGCCATTTGAGGTGCTAGTTGTGCCATTTGTAATGCTTGTGCTTGTTCCTCTTGTTCTTGTTGTGCTTGTTGTTGTTGCTCCATGATTTCTTTGTATTCATCATTAGAACGAATAACCCTAGCTGGTACACCAAGATTTACGCCATATATGTCAGCTGCCTCTTCAAAGTTGAATTTCTGAACGATGTTCGCATTGCCCTGTGCTAATGACATGATGAAAGCATAGTACTGTTCAATATTAACCAAAGAGGACATTTTCTGTGCTTGTGCTAGTGGTGAAATGTATTCAATCTTTACATCCATTCCATTTAGCATTTCAGCAGTCTGTTCATCGATTGGCGGAAATATTCCAGCCCTATCTAAGATGCCATAAGTACGTTCAATGATTGGGTTAAGAAACTCACTTTGTAAGCGTTCAACTACAGGGCCTAACTGTTGCATCTTCTCTTGCGTGCGTTCCATAACCTCACGTGCGGTCATTTGTCCGCTATCGATGTTATCAAGCATCAAGAATAGGTCAGCACTATAGGCACGTTTAATACTTTCAGATACGAATTGTATCTTCGCTTGTACGTTTGCAACATCAATGCCTACATTGAATATTGGTTCAACCTTACCGCCAGTATCAACTTCCGTTACACCGCCCGGAAATAGATTTACACTACCGATTACATCAGATGTAGCACTCATAGGTGGTTTGATACCTAATTCGATTGCCGTTACTAAGTCTTTTTCAAGCAGTTGTAACATCTGTGCATCGGACTGTGCGAACCATGCACACCCTTTACCATAACCACTTAGATCATGTGTGGTATGTCTAGCAATAGGAATAGACCATTCCTCAAAGCCACTATGTCTTAGTACCTCATCGGAGTTGCTCCCCTCTATCCAATAGATAGATGAGTAAGGCATATTCTTATTACCTAGTTTCCCATTGCGGTCTTTATTAGGTGTTACCAACCAACACACAACATGAGTTGTTGCATTACCTTTGCCATCGTCATATTCACGTTTTACTTGTTCAGTACAAGCATCATACCCAAACTCTTCAACAAGCTGGTCTGCGGTCATGCGGTATTTTCTACCAAAGGTGTTTACCTCACCATTACTGCCACACTCTAATGCATATGTACCGATTGGATAGGATGTGAACCTTACACCAAATTTAGGGTCAGGCATGATTGACATAGGTGCTTGTCCAAATGGTAGTTCCATATAGGCTTGATGTACTACGTTGTAGAAATTAGACTTAGCAAATACTGCATAGAGTATCTCTTCACGTTCATCTAATACCTTACTAACATCACTATTAGCTGCTAGGTCGGTATTCTCTAATGTCAACTTAAACCATTTACGGCTAGGTGGTGTCATGCCACTCATTACACCTGATGCGAATATTTGGCAACTTTCCCAAGCCACACCATTATTAATCTTATCGGTATAGACTTTCGATTGGTCTTGTTCATCGTCAAACAGTCCAAGGAAAGGTAGTTGATAATCTCGAATATCTTTCCACTTAGCAACGTACTTTTGACGATTATTGAACATAGCATTAAACTTTGCCTTGATTTTCGTATAATCACGTTTCTTAGGCATCGCATTTGTCGGTTGTCTAGCAAGCGTTGATAGGATAGTTCCTTGCATCATTAACCCCCTAATGTGTTCTTAGTGCCAGTTGTTGCCGTGGAAAGAATTGTACTTTCATAACCACGTTTGCCTTTACGCTTTTTAGCATACCAATCTTCACCAGTCATTGTAGTTGCATCATCTGTTTGTACAGTCGGTGCAGGTGCTGGCATTGGTGTATCAGGCATCTTATTTTTCATGCACATTTAATCACCCCTTATCGTTTAAATGGATCATACTCTGTGTTAGCATGAACCCTACTCCCTACATTCACTTTTTTATTGACCCTGAACGCAAAGGTCAAGGCTAATGCATCGCCTTTATTCGGAGATGGTAAACCTCGTTCTTTCATATCCTTTTTACTTTCAAGTTGTATTCTGCCGTTCTTATCGATGATAGCCTCAGGACTTGTTATATCGTCATATAACCCTTGGTCGTTAGGTGGAATAGAACCGCCCTCTTTTAGCCATTCTTTCATCTCGCCCCACATATATGCCCTCATGTTCAAGTACATATCATTAGGAGCTTTACCGCCAAACGCAACTAACCGCCATCGTCTACCCATTGATTTACCGATACTATAAATACCTGTGCCGTAGCCTTGGTCGATGAATACTGCATCGGCTTTATATTCATCTTCAAGTTGTGCGATGAGTTGTGCCATTCGCATATCATCGTCATTCTTTTCAATGGTTGCTAGGCACTTCATAGAGTAGCCATTACGCATAACGATTTCTAATGTATCGCCACCAGTCCATGCAGGGTCAACACCAATAATCGTTGGTAGGTTATTAAACTGTCCAACCTTGTATACTCGTTTCTGTGCCTCGTCTGCTATTTCTGCGGAGATAAACTGTGTATCAGATGCACTAGGGAATAACCCTCTAACACGAACCTTAACAAAGTCGCTATCCTCACCATGAATATCAACCCATTCTTGCAATTTAGCTTTGTTTGAAATCTTAACTGTTCTACTATCAATCTGATATGTAGTCCAATAGTTACGATGCTTTCTGAAACACTCTCTAAACCTACCACTATTACGTGTAGGGTTTCCAAATACACACCATATGATTTCTGTTTCCTTATCTGTTAATGCACCCTCTGTTACTTCCCATATTTTATCGGAAATAGCTGATGCCTCATCAAAGATGATAAGAATACGATTACCTTGATTGTGTAGACCGGCGAATGCCTCTGGGTTGCTTTCGCTCCACGGAATAGCATCTATCCGCCATGTCTTCTCATACTGTTTATCAGCACTAAATAAAGCCGTAGCAGTATAGGTGAATAAATCTTTACCTATAAACAAGTTGTACCATTTGTTAAGTTCCGCCCAAGTCTTAGACTTTAACTGTGTATCAGTATTAGCGGTTACAACTCCACGTGTATTTTCATGTGTAGCAATAGCAAATAATATCAACAATGAAGAAAAAGCGGACTTACCAATACCATGACCTGATGCAACTGCAATTTGTATCGCCTTAGCTAATGACTTTCCCTTACGTAGTTCTTCACCTATTTTAGTGAAAGTCTTAACTTGCCATTCGTCAGGGCCATCAAAGTTTTCAAGCGGTGTTCCTTTTTCTCCCCAAGGGAATGCAAAATAAACAAAGCCTAATGGATCATGAGTGAACGAACCCAACGCATCAATCAGTTGTGCCTTGTTGTACTTCATCAGATTTCACCCTTGCTTGTTTCATCCTATCGGATATATCAATCTCTATTTCTGCATCTAGTTTCACCTTATCGGTAAATAGCATATGCCGTTTACCTAAGAGTTCTGCTGCTTTCGTTCTATCTGCCACAGATACATCTAAACCAAATGCATCTTTTTCTTCGCCACACATAACCCTAGTTAGATATTCCAATACTTCATCAGCAGTTGCGATTGTGTTTTTACTACGCTCGTTCATGACTGCATCTATATATTGGCGCACCTTAGGTTTTCTTAGCATCTTACTTCCTGTTACACTTGCACTGTTTTCTGCATACCCAGCCTTAATAGCACTCTGTGTTGCATTGGTAGTCTTGATATACTCATCTGCAAATATACGTTCTTTTTCTGTTAAGGTGTTAGCATCTGCCATATATCAATCACCACCTTTATATGCTTTAACTAAAAAAAGTAACACCTCGTGTTGCTTGGTGCTACTGTACTCACTTTCTCTCTTATAGAGTTGTTTTTCTTTAAAGGTCTTACCCTTTTTGTACTTTTCAGGGAATGTTAGTTTGTACTCTTCCTCTGTGTACATTCGACTGACTATGTATACCTTGCAAGGCTTATCAAATTTGCTCCACGATTGCCTTGTGTCTACTACATATCGTCTACCATTCATTTGTAATGCTTTAAGTAGTTTCTTTATCGTTGGTTGATAATTCACATCCAACACCACACAATACCGATTAAGATTAATACACCACATACGATAGCTAAACCATCGATGAGTGTAATCATTGTATCGCCACGATGTTCATAAGCGTATTTTGCCTTAGCTTGTAACTCTTTATTGTTCAAGTCCTTGGCTGCTTGTTTGAATAGCTTTCTATCTTCAATGAATTGTTTGATTGCTTTAATCATTTCAGCACTTCGCCACCTTTCCTTTTTAATTTGCCATGTGATCTAACACATAAGCCATAATTACCTTTACTTGCACCGCCACAAGTAATATATGTTTGACATAAGCCGTCATATTCTATTGTCTTTGCGGTACACACTCCTTTTTTGTTGTTCAAGCATTTACTTTTACAACACAAAACATCCGTCATAATCTCCCCTTTATGATAGATTTATACAAAAATTGGAGTATATCGCCGTGGATATACCCCATTATGTGATAGTTTTATTCTGTTTCTTTGTATTAATCACTCAAAACTAGGTGCGTTGTTGATAACATGACAATTTATGCTTTTGAGGTTCAACTATGAATAAAAAACAAAGTTGGAAAATAGAAACACACCTAGTTTTCAATAATCACTTACACACTCAATACCAACAACTAACATTTTGATGGATCGTAATCGTGTTAGGTTAAGTAACAACAAAATATGAATAAAGTTCTTTTGGAGGCTGCTAGTTGTCAGTATTCAATGTGTATAACCAATTAGGGCAGGTTCATATCTTTAAGGTTAATAATGTATAAGCTATATATTGTGAGGATATTCGACCCACCCTCATTAGTTAGCAGTAAATTTACATATAAAATTTTTGTCTTAACACATACTTCAAAATTGAAATTAGAAAAAAGTATAGTGTTTTCACTCACTAATCAAATATGGTTGCGCTGCTACTCTGCGACCGTTAGCGCTATACGTTCCATTTCGCCCATATACAACAAAGGCACGCTCTTATTTGGGCGTGCTTGTTGTTGTGTTTTGATTTGTCCATAAGGAAAGAGTGAGTACAAGTCGCTTAGTGGCAACTTCTACATATATATTATACCTAATAGCAAACTATAGGTACATGGACAATCACGGACATTTGCGGACATTATCGGACAAGTTTTTGCCCAAATTCCAATAATGCTTTCTGTTTGTATCTCTTCGCTTGTTTTGTTGAGTAACACCCAATCATTTTGTATGCATCCTCGGTTGTATTGTTAAGTACAAATTCATAACGTAGGATAATTGCACCCAGCTTTTCATCTAGTGCATCAATTCTATTGATCGCATCGCATTTCAATTTAGATAACTCATCAATACGTTTATCACGTTCTGCGACTGTGTCCATAAATCTTGATACACTAACCTCTAACCCTTGTGGAGTACCGCCACCTGTAACCCTATCCTTACTGTAATCAATCGCACCTATAGATGTAAGGTTCGCTCTTAACCGGTTGATTTCTTCCTTGATAGATGCAATTTGCACATCTACTAACTTTACTGGTTGTAGATACTCAACCGCTTTTTCTATTAGTTGCTTTTCGTCTAGTTCACCCAAACACTTCACCTCACTCTTTAAAGCCACCATTTATAGCTATCAAATACACCAATACACACCACGCTACAAAGATAATTGCATTTGCCCATCCATCTTTAGTGTTACCCATTGCAATTAACAAGCAAAAGAATAAAAAGTACATCATGTATTTATACCTCTGCTAGTTTTGCGTAATTCCAACATCCAATTGAAAGTTCACCAGTAGCAGTCCACGATGTTTTCCCATTTAGCCAACCATATACATTTCCATCTTTGTATCTCGCAAAATATCTTTTAATCCATTCTTTATTATCGTTACTAACTAATATAGGTGTATCAACTTCTACTTTTGACCAATCAATAATACCTAATTCGTCTGCAATATCCATTACCTCGCCCACTTCCAAGTCAGGTAATATTCCATGTGTCCGTCCAATACAGGTATATTCTTCACCATTACACTTATAAAAACCATCAATAATCAATGGTTTAATTTTGGTTAAGTATATGAATATACCATTACTACAAATTATATACCGTCAGCCATCATCATATAATTTTTGAAATAACCACTCTCTACCCTGTTTATCTGTGATCATACTGCACCCACGCTCCTCTATCCTCGTTCCATCTAAATTCAACTACATCATATAGTTCAAAATCATCTATATTTTCACTCACCTTACCGATATAAAACACATCCTCTTCACTCTCTACCGCAAGCTGGCACAAGAAATCAAATGCATCTTGATAGCTTTGAGGTGCGATGTAAAAGTCTGAGTGTTCAACGTAACCGCTATAGTTTGTCATTTTGCTTTTCTTTCCATTGTTTCAACGCATTATTCCACTCTTCTTTACGCTCATTTTCAACAAATTCTATATATTCACCAATCGCTTTTCTTCGTATTAATCTTGTATATTCTTCTAATGATATTCGTCCGTTTCTTAAATCAAACATGCTTATCATTATTTCGATATTTACACCATTCATACAGTATCTAGCAAAGATGCCACATACTCCATGTTCAATAATAGGTTTGTAAATATCATTTCCACTCACTATTGTTAAAGCACCTGATAGTAATTCAAAGTCCATCACACTCACCTCTTATGATAGGGCGGATATTTCACCGCCCATATCCTTTACAAACTATTTATTCGCTTTCAACTCTTCAACTTCCGCTACTAATTTAGTAACCAATGTTTCAAGTTCTTTGATTTTGCCTTTGTGGTTCAACTCATATTCAGAACCTTTACCTAATCTGAAGTTCACACTAGCATTTACCATTTTTTCGCTACCCAACGTACCACCTACGCTAAACATAACGTGTTCATTTGGAGCATAAAAACCGCCTAATGCTACCGCACTATGACCTTTGTAATGACCTACACCAACGGAGAATGTCATTTTATCGTCTTTGTTATAGCCTAGGTAATGAAGTGAGGATAATGCTGCATTCGCTGCACCAGCTTTACCAATTTCACGTTCTACATTGCGTGTCATTCCACGTTCTAAACTTTCAATTCGGTTTTCATGGTTTTCTAATACGTTTGCATGGTCTACTAAAGTTTGTTCATGTGATTGTAATTGTTGTTCATGGTTATTAATGATCGTTGCATGATTGTTGATTACTGTTTCATGACGATTAATTGCATCTGTATTTGCTTTGATGTTGCCAGCATTTACTTTGATAGCATCTGTATTATCTTGAATGGCTTTAGAATTTGCCCCTACACGCTCGTTTGTTGCGTTGATAGAGTTAGTAATCGTTGTGTAATTGTTATCCACCTTAGCGGTTAAATTCTTGATGTTATTTACATTGCGGTCTACTCGAATATTCAAACACTTAATATCTTTATCGTGTTTTGCAAGTTTTGCACCCATAGATGCGATTTCATCGTAGGCAGCGTATAACTGGCTACCATTGACTGCATCTGTAGATGCTGCATCAACTTGTCCAGCTGCAACATTTGTAATTTGGCGGTTGTAATATTTAACACCACCAAAACCAGCTCTATCTTTAGAACCAACACTCACTACAGATTGAGGGTTTTCACCAGCGAAAACGTGAGTAACCCCATTTAATACCACTTGTTGTGTAGGTACTGGGTTATCTGTTACGGAATTAGTACCCAACGCTACACTATTACTTTTGTCAGCTATTGTATTATTACCAATAGCGTATGCATCCCATGCAGTCGCTTTACCATGAGTGCCTACTACTGTTGCACCCTGTCCAGCGGTTTCGGAGTTAGCACCGATTACCACTTGCTCTTGGTTGCTATTGGTTTTGTTGTTGTAACCGATGATTGTAGTTTGGTTAGCACTTACTGTTCCGTTGTTAGAACCGATAACAGTTGTATCGTTACCGCTAACTTTATTATCTCGACCTAAAACGATTGTGCTTGTACCAGTAACTACTGTATTCACACCTAATGCTGCGGAGTTGTAACCGCTAACTACTGGTGCAGTAGTATTCGGTTCTACTTGACCTACTACTAAACCATTTGCAAATGTGCTACCTGTGATTGTTGCCATAACCATTGTTGCTAATACTAATTTGTTGTTCATGTTAAATTCTCCTTTTATGTTAATTAATTTATTAAACTTATTTGCCTGTGCTGCCATATCCGCCAGCACCTCTTTCTGTTCGGCTCAAGTCATCGACTTCTAATACATCGACCATTGCTACTGGTACGATGATTAATTGTGCGATGCGATCACCTCTAAATATCATGTAATCGCTACAAGATACATTTTCATATGCAATACTCAATTCACCTCTATAGTCAGCATCAATAATACCTACGCTATTTGCACATCTTAGAGGTGTTTTACTCATACTACTTCGTGGCACTAATAACCCCATGTGTCCTTTCGGTATCTCTACCGCCACCCCTAACGGAATTTTCTTTTGACTATCAGCAGGCACTTTGATATGAAACGGACAATACAAATCTAACCCAGCTGCATCTTCACTACCTCTTGTTGGTAGTTGTGCATATTCACTAACCAACTTTACTTTCATTTTTTCTTTCAAAATTCCACTCCTAACATCATCAATGCACGTTTGACTGTTTTATAATCAGCACCAACTTGATAACTCATTGCCCTTAATGACATTCCAGCTTGATGCATTTTTAATAATGAATTTCCATCCAACTCACTTGCACGTGTATATGTTTTCTGTGGTTTTGTACCTTTCAAACCCAAACAACATAACGCTCTGCCGGCACTTATATTTCCGTAAACACAAGCTGCTAACGCAAGCCAATTTAAGTTATTATCAGGAACAAACTCACTCATATTAACTGCCATGTTCCTCACTCCATTCACTTCCCTTATAGATGCGGAAGAAATCATCCGCACTCAACACCACTAACCAAGGCTTATTACTCTTTTTCCAAGCTACTATAGGCATATCGCCATTATCTGCAGCTATTGCATCGTGTTCAGCTTGCTCATATGCTTTACGCACGTTGAGGTTTTCCACAAACTTCACCTCTTGATGTATATTTGGTAAACCTACACAGTCGCTTGCATCACCTGTATTACCACAATATTGTGCAGTTCTTCGGACTTTATCAAACCCATGCGACCTACACACATCTCGCCACATTCGTTCTCCACGCTTTCCCTTATCCTTACTATTTATTGGCAATGATCATCACCCCTCTATATACTGTTCGCACCTCTTCAAAATGTCTTTCACCAGCTCCAACGGAATATGCGACCTTGTGTTGTATCGATTAATACCAATCGTATTTAACTTATTGAATTTAATGGTGTTCCTTATATCATCTTTCAATAACTTCAAATCGATATTGCTACCAAACTTTGTCGGTTTCTTAACTGGGTAATCATAGTTGTTGTAATAGGTTAAATTCTCATAAGGAACATCGAACCCTATTACATTTGCTATGTATTCCCATATCCGCCCATATGCTGGGTTTTCAATCACGAATACTTTGGGTTGGTAACGCTCAATGATTTTCAATGTGTTATAGATACATATTTCACCATTGATACGTGTTAGGAATGACTTATCGTACTTGAATTGGTAGTTTTCATAATCGATGTGATTTCTGATTGTGAATTTACTGCCCTGTTCGTATTCACCGAACAGATTGATAGTCATGTCCTTTTCTTGTTTCCAGCAAGCGTTTCCACCTTTCATTGCACTTGCTACGCTCCAACTTTCACATGGTGGACTAGCTAGAATAACATCAGGTCTATCTAGCTTGTCCAACTGTTCCCATAGTGCGTTTGGTTTATGTAGCATATTAACTGCAAGGTCTTGGCTGATACACGCATCACCAATTCCTATTGATGTGATCGTGTGTTGCCCCCCATATTCACGTTATATTCATCTACCGCTTGACGATAGCAGCCATTACCATCATCAAATAACCCCCAAATGTGCATCCTCTTTTCTCTTCACCTCAATCAATCACAGTACATCCATACTTTGCTTTTCTCATACGATGCTTAACTTTCTTTACGTTGTTCCCCAAATACGCTAACACATCATTTTGTTTGATTGCGTTATCTTGCATCGTTTCTCTTTTCCGTTTGTACATTCGATACGCTGGATACTTAACGTGGCAAGCCACTTCTCTGTACTCACATTCCTTACATGGTGCATTCAATATTAATACTCACTCCTTGATGTAGTCTTCAATAAGATAGGTTTTTGTTTCTTGTACTACCCATGATTTGTTTTCGTACCCATGCCGTTTTTCCCATGCTTGGAATACTTTTGTTAGTTCTTCGCTTAGTTCGTCCATGTGTTCGTTCTTAACATCTTTCATGTAATCATCTGAATATTCTGCAATTTCATCATCTAAGTTGTAATCAAGCACATTCCAAATCGCTCGTTCACCATCTACTTCAGGCACGTAGTAATAAGGATGCCCAACTCTTACCACCTCAACATCACATTCCCCAAAATAACCATGATCACTATCGTATACACCAAACAAATCTTTTTGGTATTCCAAATAATCTTGGATAGCATCTTTAATGCTATTTTGTGGTTCGCCAGCC